ACCAAAGACAGCGACCGAGTCCCTGGAACCCTCATTTATGAAGAAGGCCAGATTCCTTCCCCTGGCAAACGAAATGACGTATCCGCATTTACCGACGCTGTTCAAGTGGAAGGAAATACCTTGCGCGTAAAGATGGTACTTGGGTAGTATCTGGTGAGAACCCTTATTGGCACGGATTTAATTAGATGCGAAGCGTTATGGTTCCATAAATACATATGCGGTAGCGGGTTTTAGGGTTAGGGTTGGTTTATAGTTGGCCCCTGCCAGGCCCCCCGGGAGGGTCATACGAAGTATTGGTGGCTAGTGGAAAACATCGTTTGACTAGTATTACCTAGCCACCTCTGTGCCTGTGCCCCCTGTGCCTATATTTTAACTTAATTCCTTAACTAAATTTTAACTTAATATTTTTTATAGGAATTCCTAATAACTTTTTTGTACGAAAAAAATTTTTTTCCGGGCGCGCGTTTTATAAGCGTTTAGTTGAATAAACCTGAGGATTTCCTAGCATAAATCAACAGAGATGCTGAGATATCAGAGTATACGTAATTACCGACGTATACCGAGGAATAGAGCGTCAGGTTATTCTACCAGGACAAAAAGATTACTTTGGCGCAGCTTTACGCTTAGCTTCATAAGTAAATGCAAGAGAATAGGAAACGAGGACGATCCGTTTGCTACACATTAAACAACCCAACTGAGGAGGAATTAATTCATCTTCGAACTTTAATTCCCCGATATGGAGCCCAATACAAGTACCATGTCTTCCAGCAGGAAAGAGGAGATCATGGAACTTTGCATGTCCAGGGATTTATCCAAGCTGCCAACCCCGTCGAGTTTAAAACGTGGAAGAGGACTCTTGGAGACCGTGCCCACATTGAGTTTGCAAAAGCCTCTGCCGACGCAAACCGAGCCTATTGCACCAAAGACAGCGACCGAGTCCCTGGAACCCTCATTTATGAAGAAGGCCAGATTCCTTCCCCTGGCAAACGAAATGACGTATCCGCATTTACCGACGCTGTTCAAGTGGAAGGAAATACCTTGCGCGACGTCGCCCTTGAGTACCCCGAGTTCTTCTTGCGATACCCAAACGCTTTTGCCCAATTTAGATCGGCTGTGTGTCCCCCACGCGACTTTAAAACCCGAGTCTTCTGGTTCTACGGAGCAACTGGACTTGGTAAATCGTACACCATACGTCAGTTGGCGCCAGACGCCTACTGGAAGTCCTGCAACAACCACTGGTGGAATGGTTATGACTCCCTTGGACACACTGACGTCGTCCTTGACGACTATCGAACGAATTTCTGCGACTTCTCCCAACTCCTTAGATATTTCGACGAGTACCCACTTAGTGTCGAATTTAAAGGAGGTGTTAGCGTCTTTAGACCTCGCCGAATATTTGTTTCCTGTCCTAAGTCGCCCCTTCAAAGCTGGAATCTCCGCTGCCCGGAGGATTTACAACAGCTTGTACGACGCATTGAAGTCATTGTTGAGGTCTGTCCTGGCCATATCCGAAGGTACGATAAAGGATCTGAAGCTGATTTGGCACGTCCCACCGATAATCGAGTCGTTGAACCAGTTGGTGGTGGAGCTCACGAAACCCACGCCCCGATTGCGGGTGGTCAAGACGCCGGTGAATTTGATTCCGAGTTCGACGGAGGAGCCAGTTTGCAAAGACTGGGATCCGTTATCGCCGAGGACTCGTCTGACGAGGAGGGTGGAGAGCCCTCCTGCGTACAAGAGTTTAATCCCTTTATTCAGAACCGAGCCCGACGACCTCGACCCAACGACTATCGACCTTTCTTAGATGACGATCATACCCGTCTTGTTGCTGATGTACCTGCTATTGATCTTGAAATAGATTGGACTGCATTTGATGATTTTTTTTAAATTAATTAATTAAAAAGTAAAAAGTTAATTACATACTGGGCAACCCTTACTTAGCTTCGGACTCAAGTATGCTGTGCAACCCTTGTCCCCACTAAGTGCCACAAGACACCAACTATGTAACTGACTTCCACTGTATATGAATGTATACACAATTGCTCCTAGAGGAGGGTGAGAGAACTCAACCCTTTAACTCATTGGTCCTCTAGGCATATATGTTTGGGAAATGTGTTAGCTTAAACGCTGACTTCCATACCTGAAGACACGTTAACGAATTTCGGGACTTGCACGTTGCGTGACTGCCAGGTATTTTGAGTTAATTCCTTAACGTCCAATGACCATTGGTGGTAAGTTCCAGTCGCACCACCACCTGAGAGCGTAATGGTTAAGGTATTGTTCACGGTCGGCAAAGCTGCTCTAACTCTGACTCTGCATACTGCCATTACATTTGACGTTGTCATAATGTATGTTTCGTAGCCGGGTGCGTCTGATGCGGCAGACGATGACGATGCGGCTCCTCCACCGTATAAGTCGTTAATGAATCCAATGTTGGCAACCGTGGGTACTGTGAAAGCTGTAGCTGACCTGGTTAAGGACCCTCCTTCCATGAGTAGGGTTATTTCGAAGAATCCTTCGACATCGGCTGGAAAGGTGTATAGCAATACACCTGCTGCTGTGGACGATAGTTGGCCACCAAGGTTACTCTGTTGTGCGATTGCCAACGTTTTGCTAACTTTTGTGGTACCATTTGAAGTGTCAAAGAATCCAGCTGCTTCTCCAATTCCAACTCCAACTCCACAACTGTCTACGAAGAGGTCTCTTTGTTGATTGTTCAGTTTGCTGGAACCTGGTTTGAATTGTTTTAGCGTTACAGTGTAGTAGCACCACAAGTCTCCAATTGCGGTATTGGAGTATGTCTGGGGGATGTTGTTGGTAGCAATGAGTAAGCTTCCGTGATCAAATTCATCCACGTCTCTTCCAATGGGAACCGGGCAGGTTCTACAGAAGTATTTCGTGTTTTTTGATTTACCATCCTCGCATTCGACACCAATAGAGAAAGAATCTATGATTCTTCCCATCGCTCGTCCCGACGATTGCATTACGTCAGACACACTGTCGTACGTGTCGTTTGCAGGGTCGTAGTTGAACGTCATCATTACGTCACCCGAGATACCATTGTTGACGTTAGACTCGTTAACTTTCGTCTTGTACTTGAACACTAATTGATGAATTTCGTAGTGGGTGTAGTTAGCAGCTACTGCAGCTAGTTTAGGACAAAAATTTTGTAGACCTGGGTTTACCTGAACAATTTGTGAGTTGTATCCTGAGAACGTACCCGCTCCACTTGTAATGGCAGGTGCGAAAATGGGTTTAACCCATTCTTCCATTGTGAATGATATGTCGTCTGTTTCGTCATTTTGACCATGAACGGTCATACTAGGTAACCCGCCTTCTATGAGACTGTTGTCTATCTGATCATACACTCCCTGTCCTGAGTAGAGTCCACCTCCACTTAAGCCTCTAACAACGCTTGCTGCGTTGTTTAATGTGCTTGCTAGTTTTAGGCCCCCTCCAATGTAACCTCTGGCTCTGTTCATTGCTTGGCCTGCTCCCATTTTTCTCCTTAAGCGACCCTGTCCTTCGTAAAGCCCTCTTCCAGTGTAGCCGTGCATTTTTCTATTTAATTTTTGATGTGGTTTTGCCAGTGCTGCACTGTAACCGTACAATTCTGCGTCCCAACCCTGTTCTGTAGTAGGGTCTCCAAGTGCTGGCAAGCCTCCGGGTCGAGGTTGAGAACGAGCGAAGTTTGGTCTTTTTTGCAACTCTCCTGTTGCTTTGTTCAAGAAAACTTGTTTACGGGATCCGTAGTTGCCGTCCTTTGATATTACGAACTGAGATCTCTGTCCGCGTCTTTTGTAAGTGCGTGGCATTTTATAGAGGCGCTTTTTAGTTAATTTATGATTGTAGCTCAATTCTGTCCAAGTTTTGTATTTTGGTTTGTTTGTAGCAAGGTCGTGAGCGCTCAGCAGTTCGTTGCTGTACGAAAATATTGGAGGATTTAACGCGTGTTTTTGTGCTGCGTGATCTTTAAAACCTTCTTCAAATCTAGATGTTAGGACGGTACCCTCTATATCCGCATACTCTTTCCTTTTCCTAGTGTCTATAGGTGTAGTAAAGGCCGCCATTTCATAAATTATTTAATTTTTGATACAATGAAGTGTGGTCGCTGTGGAAGGACAAGTCATTATCAGAATGATTGCTATGCCAAGCTCCATATCGATGGATCAGTTATTCATTCTCCTCCTGCTGCTTCATCTCCTAGTGCTATCCGTTATGAAGCGAAGAAAAAAGCTTTTAAGGCCCAACGTTTAGTGGTTAAGGAAAATATGAAGCATAAAGCTGCTGTTTGGGGTCACGAGGCTTATAATACTCCACCTCCGAGTTATTCAACGAAGAAGAGAGTTTGGTATTATCGTTTACACAAGTATATGAAAAAGCCTGACGGTACTTGGGCCATTGTGGGTGAGAACCCTTATTGGTGAGATAATATTTAATGCGAAGCGTTAGGGTGCCATAAATACATATGCGGTAGCGGGTTTTAGGGTTAGGGTTGGTTTATAGTTGGCCCCTGCCAGGCCCCCCGGGAGGGTCATACGAAGTATTGGTGGCTAGGT